CGTCTCTATTGTTGGTTTGTTTGCTATTTTCATATTTTCACCTTTGTATCTTCTGGTTGCACAGCTTTTTTATTCCCTGCTTTTGATTCTGTCTCCTGGACGTTCTCCATCAAATCTGCTGGGAATTCCAATTCCAATTCTATATCCAACTGAGCCTTTATTTGTTTTTCAAGAAAATCCTGGTTATGTTCTACCATCTGCTGAAATGCCAAATACATGATTTTGGACGAAGCCTCGGTGGTGTCCGAACCATACCCTAAAATAATTTCTGGCACTCCTTCAGCCATAATAAAGAATTTTTGAAGCTCTTGAATCCAAGGCAACGGGTCAAGTGTTGAATATTGCGGAATTGAAACCCTGTCAACATTGACAGAATCTTTTGGGATAATCATATTCTCGCCATTTGCTACGCAATTATCTAGTTTTACTTTTAATGCTGCAATCTCAGTTGCATCGTCTGTGTCTACTTGAGTAATCAATAAAGGCTTTACATACCTATGAAAGACTAACCTTAAATCAGCCATAGCTTCATTACGCATTTTGATTATATCTTCCATCTTTTGGATGGTTGAAATTCCATGGCACTCATCACCTAATCTGTTCCAGGACAAATGCAATATTTCATCTGGATTGAATCTTATTTTCTTGCCTGAGCTGATTATATTCTGTTCATATCCTGTAATAATTCCAGAAGCATTTGTCTTTATCGTTATGCTTCCTGGATTGATTGGCTTTAGATTCCTTAACTCTCCTCTTTTGGTTTTTATTATCTCGGCAAAGAAATCACCGCCAATAGTATAGACCCTAACAGCATTATACAAAATATCATCAAAAGTGTCTTTCCCGTTTCCTCTAATCTTTTCCAAAATCTTTTTTGTTTTGTTATCTGTCTTATACCCCTTTCCTGTAGTCCATCTTGCTTTAGCGTCTATAACTGCCTGAATCTCAGGAATCACTTTGTAATAGCCAAACCAGTTAGACCAAGAACATGTATAATCATTTGAGGGGACATCTTGCTGTGCAGAATCAACTGAATAATCTGAAACATTATCTGTCATGTTTGTTGTGCTTGAATTTGATATTCTCATATTTCCCATCATGCCACCTGAACGAATTTAGCTGAGGCATGGTCTTTCAAAACTTTAATCATATCCATAGCTCTCCTATAAAGAATATTGACCATATCTTCTGCTTCATATCTCGTCGTGAATCCTGACAAATCAAAATTTATGACATCTATTGCGATGAGCCTTGCTTGAATCCCGCTCAAAATGCTTTTGACATCTACGTTTAAACTGCCATAAGCATCGCTCCAATTAAATAAAGTTGCTGCATTTATGTATGACTCTGCTCCTACACCATAGACTAAAACATAAGCTTCGTCCTTAGAAGTAGCTGAGCATTTTGTCCCTGCAAACTTTGCAACATCTGCTGTTGTACAAAACTTAGGCTCTGCCATAAAACAGCTAAAAACAAAGAAATTTATAAATATTGTTGAGGTTTTGCATGGTTATGCTATGAAAATGCGCAAACCTCTATCCTTAACACACCAAAGTGCGCGGACAAATGCCTCCGAAAGGTGACTTTCGGGGCCATAGATTTTTAGGTTTTTGTCCGCAGTATATTCAAAAGTCATTGATTTGAGGCTTCTTAACAGCTTTAAATCAGAAATAATCTCAATTATCTTTGGCTCTCTTTCCATAATGACCATTGCGTTTGAATAAAGGTCTTCTTTGAGCAATTTGAAGCCTTTGCCAATACTTATAGCCTTTTTGCAATTATTAATGCCTACGAGCCTTCTGTGCAGTTTTTCCTCTAAAATATCAAAAGCTCCAGCCCCGATTCCCGCGTCATCAACAAAAATCTTTCTGAAATGGTATTTTGCATCTAAAGCGATTATATGCCCCGCGGTGTCTGTCAAACTTTTCTTCTCTGAGGTGTCTGCAAAGACAACTCGCATATAATCGTGCAAGCCGAGCTCCACAATCACAAATCCGTTTTCATCTTCCCCAAATCTTGCAAAATCTACACCTAAATAATAATTTTTCTTCTTATCATACTCTTTGTCAAAATCCCAGCTTATAAAGCTCATCCTGCTCTTAATCAAATCAGTTTTAAATAATTGGTTATACTCGTCGACAAATTCTCCAAGATATTCCTGTGCATATTCAATCTTAGATAATCTTTTCTGTTCTTTCTTTAAAAAATCCCTGCCAATTCTAGGGCAATCTTCCGCAGAGATATGAAATTGCTTGAAATCAGGGTCGAAGTGAGAACTATAAAAAAAGCCGCCTTTACCAAAAGGGGTGGAAAGAAGTATTATCCAGCCTAACTTATTTTTCTTTCTGGATACTGCAATCATTGGCGTGACTGCCAACCAGACCATTTCAGGGATAAAGGCGGCTTCATCGGCTATTAAAAAGTCGATTGTGAATCCTTTGATGTAAATGCCTGTTTTTCCAGCAGGCAGAGAATAGACTCTTGAGCCATTCTTCAATCTTAATTCTGTTTTCGTCGGCAAACAATCAAAAATGCCATATTTCTGTTCAAAATTCCTTCTGGCCTCAGAGTTCTGTCTGATGCTGAATTTTGGATTATCTTTGAATCCGCCTGCTTTTCCTATCAAAACATTATGTACTACTTGCAGTTGCAACATAGTTTTCTCAAAGATTAAACTGCTCTGCCTCTGAGCAGCAGCAATCATCAGAGTAGTTGTTCCAGGATAAACTAAAGCGAGTTTAGCCGCTTTTCTTGCGATTATAGCAGACTTTCCGACTTGTCGGCCTGCTCTAATCGTGATATTGCCTTCATAATCTAGGACTTCTTTCTGCCATTCATCCTGAGAAAATTCTTTATCTTCTGCTAAATGCTTCAGATAAATCTCCGCTTCAATATTTAGGCTCTGTTCCAAATCTTTTCTCCATCTCTTTGTTTAGGTTTTCCAGCTGGTCTATGTCAAGGGACAGAATCTTTATCTCCCAATTGTAGCCTTTTGAGTTTTTTATCAGCTTAATCCCTTCTTTCTGCTCAATCTGCATTTCCTGTGCGGGTTGTGTCTGTGGAATTATTACAGGATTTCCTGCTGATTCTGCCATAATCAAATCTTTTTTATAATCTTCGTCTGAGTATGCCATCTTATCCTGCATATTCAATTCTGTCGTCTGTCGTTTTGTTAATTTCTGTCATTCCCTGTTCTATCTCATTCTTTTTAAATTCTGCAAAAGCGAGTACATTCTCATTTACTTTGAGCATCATCTTCGCTTGCTTGATTATTCCTTTGCTTTCCTGGATTAGTTTGTCCCAGTCCTTTGCTTCCAAATCCATACTGATTCCTGTCTGTTCCATCTTTATCATCTCCTTTTGTTTCTATCCTAAATATCGACCTGCATCTATTGCATTTGTAGGTCATCTTCTTTGTAAGCAAAACTGCTCTCCCTTTCGGACACATCAGGCAGTCTATCTCCAGATGTTCAATCGGTATTGCCATCATTTAGCCATCCTTTCTTGTAAAGCTCTCTCTGGAATAAATCTGACTCTTTGACATGCTCTAGACAAAAATCCAAATCTGTCACGTTGACCTGTTTTTCTATTATCTTCTCCTGGATTGCATAAGTGCATCCGTTGGGCTGATTCCCTAGTTGGATCATCAGACCAGTAATAAATCCAATCAATAGGCTTGTTATTATCAAGCAGGTCAATAAGAAGGTTGAGTTCTCTCCTTTCTTATTACCGAATAAATTTGTGAAGACGTGGTTTAATATAGATTTTGTTTGGTTGAAGTTCGCTTGTTTATTGTTTGTTTGTTTGTTTGTTTGTTTATTGTTTGTTTGTTTGTTTATTGTTTGTTTGTTTGTTTGTTTATTGTTTGTTTGTTTGTTTATTGTTTGTTTGTTTGTTTGTTTATTGTTTGTTTGTTTGTTTATTGTTTGTTTGTTTGTTTGTTTATTGTTTGTTTGTTTGTTTTGCATTTATTTCACTTCTTTATATTGAGATTGTGTGTTTTTGCACAATCTCTTTTATATTTATTAAATTGTATTTTGGTGGGTTTTGGTATTGGCAAACCTTGACTTTATTCCACATTTGTATTGTTCATTTGTTTTGATTAGTTATTTCTTTTTTATTTTGATTTGTTTACGTTTCCACGAACATGCGACGCAACAACAATACAATATCTTTAACACATGCCTTAATATTGCGTTATCGTGCATAATATTCATTGCTTTTGTGGGATAGTGAGCGAAGCGAACGGAACAAAAGCAATGTTCTTTATATATATTTTATTTGGGTTTTGTGTTTTTAGTCCTTGAGTCTTTTCCACGTCCCCCCTTACGCATAAGGGGGGCGAGGGGGGTTAGTCAGGGAATATTCCCGTCGTCTCGTTCCCCTAATCTCTATCAATCAAGCAGGGGTTGTTAGGGGAACTTGCTATTCATCGGCATGCCGATTGATTATCAGCAGATAATCCCGAGCCACGAGCACGTGGCGAGGATTAAGATTAGTTTTACCCGAGTGAGCTTTGTGGACGACAAAGCGACATATGAGGGGGAACTAAGCTTCAAACCGCACACTCCTGATTATATGAGTAATGCCACCGACTTATCCTTTTTATCAGTCCGACTCTTTCCATGAATTTTAAGTGCAGTTTGATTGACCTTTCAGTAGATACTTCTGTTTCTTCAATTATGCAGTCCTCAACTTCTTTTTTAGTTGCATAATCTTTCTTATGCCAAGTCTGAGCCTTTACTTTCTCTCTGATTCTCCAGAGTATCCGCTTTTCTGTGTCAATCATGTTAATCTAACTCGTGCCAGTCAAATAATGGTTCTTGTTCTTCATTTGACATGCACAATCATTTCCTTAACCGAGTCAGGAATTATGTTGGCATACTTGCCTTTCTTCATGGTGATGAACTCAACAAGCTTGTGCAGCACTTCCCTGTCGATATCTACCTTTTGACCGACTACAAAAACAACGTTCAGTCTTTTTAGCAGCTGGCCCAGCTTGCTGTCTTCCATCAGCATGGTTGGATAGCCTGCTTTCATCTTTATCCCGTTAACATCTATGATGATGTCTGTGTAATTGTATGGCGTTGTTCTGTATTCAACTCCTGTTATTATTCCCTGA